CTTCATGTTGTGTTTTTTTGCTAGGCAAACGAAGTACCATAGAAGGACGTCTGTCTTACCAACATTATCGTGTCCATTTACCATATTAAACTGACCCCTTTTAAACAAAATATGCTCATCCCATTTCTCATTTCCGATAGCAAAGCCTTTTTCTACCCTTCCTAGTCTAATGTCGTCTAATTCTAATAGTGCGTCACTAGGTGTTAACATTGAATTATTCATATCTTAGTTGTGTTTTTTTGCGTAAGTCACCCAAGGGGCTTCAGCGTTAGGGTCTACATTATTAACTATTACTGGCTCATTATGTTTTAAATGATTAATGTAATACTGATACTGAGATATCGCGGTTTTACTACCGAAGTCTTTTTCTTTAGATTTGATATATATAAATTCATCTAGTCTTTTTCTTAAGTATTTTTTATTTGTTTTATACTTTTCAATCAAAATAGTTAGATCATCAGATTCGAACAAAGATATTATATTTTGCCTAGTAGCCAAACTATTTTTAAAACCTTGGTTAATTTCAGGTACTTTTGTAGCTTTTTCTTCTATTTCGTCATTCCAACATTCACCACTAAGATAGGTGGATAGGTATTTTCTAAAGTTACTATCTTTAGTGTCGTTAACATAACCAACTATAGTATTCCTAATTTTGTCTACATCTGACTCTTTTAATTTAAGCCACAAAGCTAAAGAACGCTTTTTATCTTTCTTTAAATTGTAGATGTCCCAAACCTTCTCAAACTGCTCAAGTCTAACACTATTATCTTTAACAGGTTTAACTTTCTTAGAAGGCTTTAAAATAGGTTCTACAGTAGTTTTAACTTCCTTTCTAGTTTCCGCAATCTTTAAAGCTTCCTCTAGCTTCATTTCGTCTGCTTTAACTTTAGAATGCAAGTCTTTATGACTCTTACTTAAAGAACTCATTTTACCTGCCTTAGAATAGCCTTCTTTTTTTCCTTCCCATTTGTCAAGATCGAATTTCATTTTTTGTTTTATAGGAATAAACAAAGCGTTAATTAACGGGTTATCTGATACGGGGTTTCTATCATTAACATACAGGAGCATATGTTTAAATAATTCTCCAGCTACTTCGTTAGATTGGTATTCTAAAGTTTCTAATAAATTAGTATAAATTAGAAACGATTTTTTTTCTTCAGCCATTTTACTTATTTATTTAATTGTTAATTGTTTATTTTCAAGTTGTTAAGTAAAAAAAAGGTTTAACCTTTCTCTTCTTTAATTAAATAAGTCTTATCTACTTTTATAAAGTTTACAGACTTCTTTTCGATTCTAAGATATACGGCCTGAGGTGTTATCCCTTCAATCTTTGCATACTCTTTAACGCTTAATAGTTTCATAATTGTTAGCTTTAATTATTTCAATTACTCTTTAATATATACTGGAATTCGTTTCGTTCCAACTTTTTTGTAAATATAGTATTTTATTTCTAATAAAAAACATTCTAGCAATTTATTGCGATAGTTATATATATATTATTAATATACTTATTACATATTACTTCTAACATATAGCATATAACATATAACAGTTGAATTCGTTGAGCTTCGTTGAGTAACGTTGCAACGTTTTTAACGTTCGTTGAATTCGTTCTAACTCTTTCATTCATAACTAGTTAAGATATCAATTCGTTCTAAAAGTTCTTTAGTTTCTATTTTTACCTGCTTCTTATAAATCCAAACCGCGTCGTTTTGCGTTTCGTCATTAAAGTAAAAATTCAAGTTTACTGTTATTAAATCTTTTTCAATTAAGTAATAACTAATTTCAAATTCTAAGTCCTCAGACTCATTATCTAAAATATTATATTTGTCATAGTACTCACTTAAATACATTAATAACTGTTGTTCAATCTGGTCATTTTTTGCCAGTGTATAATTCTCCCTAGTGTACATTATAAAATAGTTTTGAATTCGTTTATTAAATTAAAAGTATCTTCGCGTCTACTCTCAGGATAATTAAAAACCATATTAGTTTTACCTACGTGTAAGAGCTTATCTTTTTCAATTGATATGATTGTACCATATTCAACAGTTATCTCTTTGTGATAGCTTATAAATGGCGGTAACATAGGTTTAAAGGCTATTTTATAAGTATCTTTTTTTTCTCCTATAGTTCCTATAATAATTCCTAAGGTATTCTCTTTTAAGTTTCCGTAGTCTTTATTAAGTCTTACAACGTCACCTGCTAACGGCTCTTTATTGTTTTCGTATACATTATGATGTACACAGATAACTTGTCTTTCATAAGCTAATACGCGCTTTCTTTGAGCCTTTAAACCTTTACACGAATAACTACAGTACAGTCTATTAGTTCTTTCTGGTGTAAACTTTGTTTTACAGTGCTTACATTCTTTAGTTAGTAAATTTTCCATATTACAAATATAGTTATTTATTTATAAACTACAAACAAAAAAAGTTCAATTGAATGTTTTTATTTTACAGAAGACACAAAAAAGCCTGTAAACATTACACTTACAGGCTCAAAAAAAACACAAAAAAAAATTAACTAACTACCGCAATTTTCACAGTCTTCGGTGTTTCCATCGAATAAAGTTTTCTCTTTTAACTCTAATTCTATTTCTAGTATTTCATCTTTGATAGATATAGCGTCCATAAATGAAGCTTTCGATAATCTATCTTTTAACTCTAATTTTCTTAGAACTAATTCGTTTCTATATTCTAATTTCATATCTAATCATTTAACTTCGTAAAATACTTTTTCTATTTTGGTCTTTTGAATGTTTTCGATTTCGTAATCCATAACAGAGCTTGAAAGCATTTGTTTAATAGACTTGTTTACGTCCTCAACGTCATTACCTTGTATTATATAATTATCTATAATCTTAGANGTCTTGTTAGTTTCGGTATCTGTAGAAATAGATACAGTCTTTACTTTGAAATAGTCTTCTTTAGTTTCGTCTATTCTAACGTCTTGGATGTTGAACTTTGAACAACTTACTAAATTGTACTCGAACTCACCTTCTAAGCACTGCAATAGGCTTGCTTCAGCGTCTGTAAAGGTATAAGCCTTTAAAACATATTCACTAGTTTTTTTCTTTATGCTACCCTTTTCGTCCTGAATAAGGTATTTAACTTTTAGTTTAAAAAAATTGTTTTCTGTCATTGTTATATTTTTAAAGGGGTTAACCTGCACAATCAACCCCTAGTTAGTACTAATTAAAAAGGTAAGTCTTCTGTAGGCGTTTCAACCTTTGCAGGTGCTGAACTACTTTTAACATCTAATTTCCATATCTTTAAAGTATTGAAACATCTTTCTTCGCCAGTCTTCGGATTCGTCCATAATCGCCCATCTAAGTTGAAATTAACTTCTACTTCGTCACCTTCTTTTACATTTGCTAATAAATCACAATTGTCGTTAGTAGTTTCAAAAGCTACAAACTTAGGGTACTTGTCGTGATTGTCAGTTATAATAATTTCTTGCTTCCTGAACTTGTCGGAAATGATTTGTACTTCTTTTAATTTGTTTACTGTTCCTGTAAATTTTAAATCGCTCATAATTGTTAATTGTTAATTGTTAAAATTTGTTAATTGATTGTTTAATTAAAAGTTATTTCTATTATCTGTTATTATTTCAACTACGTATTTTCCTTCTGCTTCGTCTTCCCTGTTGTTTTGGTTTAGGTTAAATATTAAATTATCGTGTTGACTAAAGCAAATTGAATTTTCTTCTTTTACTCCAAAAATTACTTCGCATTCAGGATTTAATTTACTTAATACTTTAATGAAGTCGTTAACTGTAAAAATATCTTTACCTCTTAATACATTTGTTTTCTCTAATAAATGATTCATAATTGTAAATGTTTAGTTGTTAAAATTTTAATTTGTTTTGAATTCGTTCACTAATTAATTTCTCTTCGTCTTGTATTTTTAATATTAAGTTATCTATATTATTGTTCAATTCTATTGCTAGATCGGATATTAAAGAACTTCCTTTCTTGGTAGTAAAGATAGTACTTTCTCTGTCAATTTCCAACAAAAACAAAGGTAATAATAAGTAGTCTGGATTGTAAGAAGCAAATATAACTTTGTTTATGCTTTCATTCATAGCAAAGAAGTTAACCACTTGGTAAACATATTCTAAGGGAACCGCGTTAGCTCTTACATAACTGTTATGAACCTTAGCACTAGGACATTTAATTTCTAGTCCTATAGTTTCACAGATAGATATTCCATCGGGACTATGTCCGTGGTGTTCGTTTCTGCTAATCCAACCTGCTTCATTGAAAATTATGCCTGTTTCTTTTGTTACTTCCTCGATGGCTAATGGTTCTAATTCAATACCTCGCTTCATTGCTTCTGAAGTAAAACCNTCNTCATAATTAAAGAAGGTGTTTCTTTCGCTCATTATCTCGTCAAATATTACTGCGTCTTGAATAGCTTTTTTTACCATTACTGATTTTGCTCTAGTACCGCCAATTTTACCGTTCTTTACATAGTGCCAGTCTTCAGTACCTTGCTGTAATTTGTAGTCTATATACATATT